CAGTTCTAGTGAGTATCTGAAGATTGTCTTGATGATGCTTACCACCCTTACATATTGGTATAATATGATCAACGTGATATTGAATTCCAGTTTCTTTAGTCATTCTTCTTGCAGTGGCATAAATTTCTCTTATTGCTTCTTTGTCAGCGGTGGGATCATAGGCTTCTTTCATTCTTGCCCGCCTTTTAGCCGCCAAAACGGCTCTAGTCAATGCTTTATGCTCCTCCCCGAGAGTCAGTGATAATGTAGCACACTCACGCGAGCAATTTTTTGGTATATATTTACTATTGCGAGCCCGAAAAGGCTCTACTTCAAATGGCTTACCACAAGTCTTACAATAAACTATTCCCCTTTTTCTTTTTTTATTCTCAATTTCTAATTTTTTCGGTTTTTGTAAACCATACTTTCGTATTTTTATTTTTATACATGGATCGGAGCAGCCAAAATAGGTGGCGCATTGGGCTCTAGTCATATTCTGCCCAATGTAAACATCATATAATTCTTCTCTTGAAATATAAATTTCTTTCGGCATCGACGTACTTGTAAATAAAAAGTTATTTAGCTCCTAGTCTTCAACTCCTTTTCTAACTCTAAAATTCTAGAGTTTATTTGAGAATTCTCTATAAGCGAATCTGGTGAGATTGTGTGCTGCATCATAATATGCGGGTAGAGTGACGTAAGGTCAAGAGTCACTGTCCATCCATAAAGACCAGGAATTGGCTCTTTTACGTAGGCACCCGCAAACTTTTCTGACTTGTTTGATTCTTTTTTAAGTGGAATAACAATCTTCTTTTTATTAAGGTAATTAAAAATAATGTTGTCCCACATTCGCACCTGATAAAAAACGTCCTCATAATTAGACTTTGATTGATAGGCAAGATCAATCGCCATGTTAATTAGTTGGAGTTTTTCTTCTAGGCGATCAACAAGTTCTACGTCAATCTTGTTATATTTGACGTAGGTATCCCATCCATAAGTATAAAAGTCCTTAAACGTCTCATACTGAGAGTGATCTAGTTTATTCTGGCCTAGTTCATTATAGGCAATCGTATCTAGTCGATAGTTTTCTGGGTTTTTGAATGAATACTTTTTATAAAGCTCCATGTAGTCAAGAAGACTTACCCCATAAATTTCATATTGGGTTTCTACTTTATTGTTCTTTTGGATCTGACGATCACGGATGAATTTCCAAGGAGAAAGCCTTTTTGCGTCGGCAGTTCCAAGAACTCTTTTAATTCGGTTGATTATGTATGGGATATCAAACGAATTTCCATTCCAAGATGTCACAACATCAGGATAATTGGCCTCCCAGAAGGTCAAAAACTTATTAAGAAGATCGACCTCATTGGCGCATTCTTGATAAACATAATTATCCATTACCTCAGAAAAAGGTCTACTTCCCCAGGTATAGATTTTTTTGGTTGAATAATCCTGAATAGTAATCAGGAGAATTTCTTCTTGGGCAATGTCTGGTTCAGGAAACCCACCTAATTCCGCTGCTGTCTCAATATCTAAGGTATACAGCCTGATTTTATTAATGTTAAAATCTTCAATTTCTTCTGGATATTGTTCAGCAAGGTATTGGTAAATTGCTGTTTCGTGCCCATAAATCGAAATATTATCAACATCTTTATATTGTGTTAACCATTCTTTACACTCTTTGATTGATCCTGGTTTTATAGGAGAAACATTTTTATTATCTAAAGTTTTCCACTCTGATGGTCTGCTTGAAGTAATATAAAAAGTTGGGTTATAATCTACTCTGACTTGAAATGGAACACCAGAGTCATCATACCCCCTTTCATAAATTGCGTTTCCGATTTGTTTAACTGAAGTGTAAAACATTATTTAATTAATTCTTTATATTTTGCAAGAAGATTAATATTAGGTTCAGCAATTGTAAGAAATTTGTCAGAATGCATCATAAAAGCGTTTTGAGAAGACACATCAATCAACCAGGCCGATAGAAAATCGCCATTGATAATAAATGGTTCTATAATTTTACAATCTGGTTGCCCAATATCTTCCGGGACAATCTCTTGAATTTGTGCAATAAGAGTAAGATTATTTGGGAATAGTATAATTTTTATTTCCATGAAAAAAGGGGTCTTTTAAGGACCCTTTGATTTTAGCACCCTCTTGGTCTTTTTGTCAAGGGGGTTTGCGCCGACTTTATTTGGGTGGGTAGCCAAAAGTATTTAGAAAAATACTTTTTTCTTTTGATGTTCAGGAACGAATCGATCAAGATGAACGGTTAAGATGCCGTCAACAAGATCTACATTGTTAACCCTAACGTCGTCAGAAAGGGACCAGACTCTCTTAAAATTTCTTTGAGAAAGAGATCTGTGTATATAATTATGATTTTCTTTTTCGACCCGAGTTGCTTCAATAACCAACTGATTATTTTCGGTATAAACAGATAGTTCTGAACGTTTAAAGCCAGCAACTGCGAGTTCTAATTTGTAGGAAATATCTGATAATTTTAGAAGATTATATGGAGGATAATTTGACTGGGTATCCATATAGGCAACCCTATCGAGCCAATCATAAAGTCCGATACTAGATTTATCTAGATCATCAAAAAATTTTGAAAGAGTAGTTGTATTGTACTTTGCTAGTGTCATTTTAATGTCTCCTTAAAAAGCGAGAGGTTTACTGAAGAAATCCCATTAAGGCGATTTCCTCAGTCATATTTAGCATGAAGCCGGTAAAAAATAAAGCCTATACGATAGGGATTACCGAACTTCCGTAGAGGGCTCTTTCTTCTTATTGCCTAGTGAATATTTTTCTACAAGATTCCATTCAGTCTTATCCTTAAAGGCAATAATTTTTATCTGATTCAAAGGAGCCCTATCTTCTACTTGCTCTGGATTTTTAATCTTAACTAAACCCCACTGCTCTAAAAGATGTGCAATAGTATGAAGCCTTTCTAGATCATTTGGTGTAATTGTTGCATTACGAGAATCAAGACAAAACCCAAACTTATAATGAATAATATAATACTTTCCTCCTTTGTAAAGGACATGGGCAGTTTGATACAATTCTTTTTTATATCGTGATGCTACCCCAATTCTTGTAAGGGTCTCTTTTGCAAGTAAAAAAGAGTCTGGAGTTTCCAGCTCAACTTCTACCATTAGTTCTGGGGTCCACTTTACATATTGACCATCCATTTCATAATTAGCCATAAATTCCTCAAAGATAATGAATTATAAAGTATTTAGTATTTGATGTTTTTATTGACCATATTTTTCTTTATGGCGAGCATCATGTGCGGCATTCTGAGTGGTTCTATATCTATCCATCATAACTCGTCCACCCGTATTAAGGTTTCTGAGTCTTCTCTGATTTTCCGGTGTAGATGGCAATGATTGAACATATTTAGCCTTCGTTCTATTTTTATCATAAGGATTTCTACCCATCAATCCCATTGCAAGAGAACCTGGTTTTTGTGTTCTGATAGCAGGATGAAACCTAGTATGTCTACCAGTAACGGGTTCTATATACCCCTACCAGTTACTTCATCTAAGATTCCACCTCGCCACTCTTCAGACATATTGGCCATAATAACATCAGCGTCCTTATAAGAATCACAGAAACCTTCTGATACAAGATACTCGGAAACGATGTCGTAGAGGTCTAGTTCTTCTCTGTTAAGTTTTCTACGTAATCTTCTTGCTGTAGACATACTATCATGCCAAGAAATCGTCTCTCCACTAGATGGGTCAGGAGTCAAATTTCTTTTATCATAAAAATAAGAATCTGGTTTTCTTTCGGATTGCCTAAGATGATCATTTTTATATCTTTTATTTCTTCCAATTTCTGCTTGCCATGAAGACATTCCTAGCTTTTGCTCTGCTTTATTAAGTTCACATAAATAAGCCTCATAAAGCTCTTCGTCACTATAATCGTCCAAATTATATCCTTCTTCAATCAGGGCCTCAACCCATTCTTGAATATCTAGATACTCTTCTTCAGAAAGGGTTTTTTCGGCATAAACACCATGGCGATATGCTTCGTTTATCTGCATTAAAATGTTAGAATCCATTTTTAAATAGTAAATTATTAACTATTTAGATTCCACCAAGTTTTAACTTCTCTTTAATATAATTAATTTGCTCTTTAGATAATAACTTTAGTGCTTCTAATGCTTTTTCGGTACTATAACCATAGTACTGCTTAACAATATCAAGATCATCTAAAGTATTTTTCTTCAAATAATTAGAAAATCTTTTTCTCTTTGGAACCCCATAAAGAAGAAATTTATACTGCATATCTTTATCCATAGTTAATCTTTCGTTTAATTCACTAGCAAAAAGAACAGTATCAATATTACCAGAAAGTATCCTATTAATAACAAATGCTGGATATTGATTTGGATTATCAATATC